ACCTTCGTGCCTACCTGTGCGAGAATATCAGTCATTAACTATTGGCGGTATTAAATGCGGATTCAAATGTTGAGTAATCCCCTAGTGCTATATTATTAATTTTTACACCACTCGAATTTGGAACTTTGATTTCATTTACCGAAAGTGCAGTTGCATTAGCACCAAGCAAGGTTTGAAATTCTCCTGCGGTGTCATCCCAAATAAATTTCGCTTTGTCGTTGCTAGTCCCCCTATTAATTTCAATTCCACCTGTCTGAGCAGTTTCCGATCCATCACTTTGCAAATTTACCTCAACGATATTGTCCTCGACTGAAAGGGTCTGAGTGTTAAGCGTTGTGGTTGTTCCGTTAACAATCAAATCTCCAATCTCAGCACGAGTTGCTTTCAAATCTGAAAAAACACTTGTCCCATCTACTAAATTAGCAATTGATGTTCTTGTTTCCCCCAAAGAAACTTTTGTCGCGTAAGGTGTAAAATCAATTGTGTTCACCACATTTCCAAGCGAAACTTTTGTCGCATACAAAGTCCCTAAACTCACCCTGAGGTCTGAAAATTCACCTCCTACTTTCTCACCTATTTTTCCTAAGATATCTGTTGCACTCATAATTTTTTTTATTTGTTAAGATCGAATTGTAAATTGAATGAGGATTCATCTCCGTACTCCTCGCGAATAGTCTGCATAGCGTTATCGTCTGCGTACTCCAAGTCATTCCATGAGGTAAAACCATCACCAACCTTTAGCCTATTTGGTTGTCCTGTTGCGGTAATCTCGAAACCGATTTCGCCTTGGTGCAGAGCAGGGTTAGTTGTACTCCCAGCGAAGAGTGTCATCCCTCCGCATCTGCATTCGCCTAATGGTCATGCTCCACCTCCGTCCAATGTAAATGATTCAGCGTAAACAGAGTCGGCATGACCACCATCAATAATTGCCTCAACAAAATCAGTCCCCCCACTAAAAGTTCCGTTCACCGCAAGAGTGCCATCAATTGTTAAGGTTTCACCAACTCCAATTGTAATGGCATTGGTAGGAACAAGCACGGTGGGTGTGCCGATTTTTCTAAAGGTATCAGTGTTGATTTCCGATCCAATATCTGGCAAAACTCCTGCAATGACAGTTGCTCTAATCATTAGTAAGTTCCTGCCATCCTTCCTGCCCCAACAAACCCCTCAATAGACAGTGTGTTGAACTCTACCTCACCGTTACCCTCAAGCTCAACATTAACACTGTATCCGCGTTTTCTTATATTAAACCGTTCGTAATTTTTTTCATTTGAAACTGCAAAATCTTTAGAAATAATTGTGGAGTCTGGGTTACTCGTGTTGACAGTTATTTTTAAATTAGCGTCTCCAGTAGTATTATAACCAAGTGTTCCGCGAGTGTATTTTTTTATGTCGCGAGTCCCCAAAACATATGCACGACTTTTTACTTTAAAATTAATTGGTGTGGAATTATCAGTGTCAGATTCCTCATACTCAAATAAAGCACCGTCACCAAGAATATATAATTTTTCACCTAGTGAGTTCATGTCCAAAATATTTATTGGCAAAGTATCAAGTGATATAAACTGACTGTTTAAACTGTCATACACGATGATTGCATTTAGCTCAGATGAACCGTCAATTGGTACACAGAAAAATACTTTGTTTCGGTGGTAGTGAACAATTGATTTCTTTATCGCAGATCGATTGATTCGTTTAATCGTTTTGGAAATTGTTTTTGACAGTGGATTTGAGTCCAAGGTCAACTTCGAGATTGCAATGCCCATTCCTTTCGCGGGGTCACTTGAGGGGACTAAAACTTGGATGTCTCCCTCATTGCTTATGAAATAATTATAAGCACCGTTTTGAGCAAAAGCACGATGCCCTGCTATTCCATACTGTCTGGTTACTTCACTGGTTGAGGAATCTAGGGTGTGAATATTGTTAACGATATGAATTGATTTTTCATTAAATGCGATCAACTGGGATTCTTGCATTACTCCCAGACCTAATGTTTTATCAGCAGTTCCACGATTTAAGAAAAACTCACCAGTTGCTAATTGGAATAAATTTTCGTTAAAAATATCTGAACAAATAACACTCGTTGGGGAGTCCGCATAGTTGGGAACAATGAGTCGATTATTGATGTGCGTTCCAAAAGGAGCAGATGGGCAAGTTACGAAAGTCCCATCATTTATGCTAGGCACTATTGCTAAGTCATTAAAGCCACTACCTGTCGTTCCGTTCCAGACTTTAGGTCTATCACCCTCACTGAAAAGAATGACCTTATCAAACGCTTGTATGCCCATTACCTCATCTGTCGAGTCAAATGGAAATTGTATAGTTTCTGTAATGCCAGTTGTAGCACCAATGCCTACAACGGTATCATTTGATACTATCAAAAGTTGTGCTTCATCTGCATTTGGATTGCGAAATGGAACAATGCATTTTGCACCACTAATCCCAGAGTTCAATTTCAGTCCTTTTCTAGAATAAATCTTACCGTTTTCAATTCTTACATTTTCACCTAATTGAACAAACCCTTGAGGTAGTTGAGTTGATTCTCTTTCTTCATCAATCCCAAGAAATCCCGCATCACCATCTTCCACAAATGGATCATCTAATTGAAATGTCGAACGGTATCTAGGCACTACTTGTCCCTCCTCCAGTTTTCTAAAAGTCGATCAAGTTTAATTTCGATTCCATCTAAGCGTTTAAACAGTGTCTCATTTTCAGATGTGTTTCTTGCCATGTCCACTTCAAGACCACCAATCCGTTTTGACTGGCATTTCATTTCATGCAAAATCGATTTTACCATGAATCCTCCAACGGCAAAAAGCACTCCACTGACCACTTGAAGTGCGTAAAAAACTAAACCACTATCTTCCATTTTTAATTTTCTTTGTTTGCCAATGAGTGTAAATCATTGGAACTAAAATCCAGAGTCCCAACCCAATTACACAAAGTTTGAGCACTCCATATATTTCTGTAAATATGTGATCAAAAAAACCGTCCTTCTTGGCATCTGCCAACTTTGCATTAACGACCTCTTGCACATCCCCAGTTGTCAATGCCTTGAGCACCCTCACCTCAGACTCTACTTTATCTGAACCTTGGACAATCAAAGTTCCTGCCCCTGCTCCCAGACCCGCACCAAGTCCTGCCGTAACTGGACTTCCTCCTAAAGCCCCAACCCCTCCTCCTATCACACCTAATGTAGCAGGAAGGAGTGGTTTCATGCTCATTTTACACCCAGAAAAAACAAGTAAAAATATTAAAAGCCTCCACACCTTAATCCATTGATACTGTAAAACCACCTAATGGTATTTTAAAGGTATCACCATTAAGCATTTCAACAACACTGGATAAGTTTCCGTAGACCAATAAATTTCCACCAGTAGCTGAATCAAATAGTCCAACCGCACTAATGTTTCCCCAGTCTGCGGTAGATATATCCCAAATGATTTCTGCATCATTTGTAATTGAACCACCACTTACATTGCCAAATTTCCCTTGGACTCCACCACTACTAATTGCTGATCCAGTCTGTATCCTTGAGTATCCAGTTCCACTATTTGAAACCTCAGTTCCACTACCACTATCACTAGGTGCTCCAGTAAATAATCCTATGTAAGTACCACTACCAAGAGTGACACCACCAGTGGCGAAATTGATTGTACCATTTGATGTAATTGCGTTGAGGACTCGATCCTCTACATAATTTGTTGCTTGCGACATAATGCGTTTCTCCTTTGTTTATACTTTGTAATCGCTTGGTTGAAGCGTTCTGTTTAAAAGTTGTCTGTTTGGATATTTGTCTCCACCATCTATTTCAGTTCCGTCCCAATTATAGAATCCAGATTGATTGATTGTATAATTATTAACAACTGCACTAGGCAAAATATATGGCACAGGAGTGACCTGCCCCGCAGAGTAATCACCATACAGATTAGAACTATTGTAATTCTCTAGTGCAGTGTTTCTAGTAACTAAACCAGTAGGTTCATAGGTACTATTGGTCTGATTGAAATTGTAGTTTTGTGTTTGATACTTAGTGGTATGCCCAGTTGAACTGGTTTCAAGTAGAAGTGCAGTATCGTAATAATTATCTTCTTTATCGCTTGAAGCATTTGTAAATTCTGATGAATTACCCAAATCGGTACTACCACCTATTGCTCCAATATTTAGATTAATGGTATTAATAACCATCATCGTGGATGCGTTACTTGCACTAGGGACTCCATGCCCAAAATGATCCGTGTAGTACGCGAAAGTTAAACCAAGTGGTACTAGACCATTTGGAAGATTAAATTCAAATTTGTCGTTTGTGTTAAAAGTAGTACTACCATTGCTACTCCTTGCCCAAACTAAAAGATAAACAGTATTATTTAAAACTTTTAAATATTCTGAATTAATTATTGTATTACCTTTTCCCTGTCCAAAATCCATTGCTAAGAATTCATCAAGAGTTTTGGTTATGATACCCATTCCATTCGGTGGTGAATTTGAAGCTAATGCTACATAACTACCACCCCAATTAGGTACAATTGACCTACCGTGATTTTGTCTCTCTCTAAACAGTTCAGTGTCTGTCAAAGAAGTCGTTGTTGAAGTAGAGAGAGAAAGAGAAGGTAGTGTACTCCCACTTCTGACACTGTCATACCAATTAAATTTACTAAAACTTTCTCCTCTTGGTTGTGCCCTCACAAAAGCCCCAATCCCACCCCTTAATACACTGTCAGTTTTAATAGTTAAACTTGAATTCACTAACCCCTCTTTACCAATTTCCTTCAAGGCACTGACATTATTACAGTTAATTTTAAAATTAATGTTTGGTGTGATAAGCCTAAGTCGATGCCCCACTGCTTGTGCAGAAAGTTTTAAACTCACACTTGGTGTGATTGAGTGACCAGTAAACGAAATAGCAGAGACACTACTATTTATTATAAAATGTGCACTTGCATTTCTTGCTTTTTGTAAACCCTTTCGACCAAAAGCAACTATGAGAAAATTCATGGGCATGGACACACTCCCACTCATCTTAAATGCATTTCGACCCTCAACTGAAGTGCCAATCTTAAAAGTCAAATCACTTTGACCCTCCCTTAAGGTATTAACTAAATGTGGAGTCGATGCCGTTGTTTGACCTTGCCTTGAATTAATAATTCGATGAGAGGTATGCTCAATACTGTAAGGCTTGTTTTTGTTAGCTTGCAGATCGATTTTATCAACTTCTCGAACTAATAAATCTAAGATTTTCAACTCTTGTAGTTGAGCTTTTTCATGTTGTCCCTCGCCAATTAAAAACGATTGATATGCGTGTGCTTTAATTGCTTGAGTCAAAAACCTTGGAATCTCTCCAGAGGTTTCAGTTGAAGTGAAAACTGGTGAAGCAATTTTATAAGTCATCCAAAACTCGTTTATTATTCCATCAATTGCTTCTATATAAATACCCTCTCTCCCCTCACGGAAATTTAAATGCTTTGCGTTGGTGTACCTTGGATCACTGGTGTAGACTCCAAGACAATTCTCAATGACATTTTTGCCAGTTTGTTCGTAGTCTATGAACCTTTCAAAAAAGGTGTCCACCTCAACAAAATATTCTGAATTAGTGACCTCAATTCCATCTGTTGAAAAGTTTGCTTTTCCTAGTTGAGAAACTTTTTTACAAGCATAACTTTTTCCATTGTAACCTACCCTTGCACCAATTGAGTAAAGCCCATCTTCCTGCCATTCTGTTTCTGCAATATTGTCACCAATCTCGTACCAATGAATTAGTTCACTTGGATTTGAGTTTCCCGCAGAATGATTCCTATAAAAAACACCGTCATGGTAAACCTCATGCCCAATATCATAAGCCAAGGCACTTGTCCAAATGTCCTTGAAGTACCGTTTTTCAGTAATAGTACATTCACCCCAAGGGTGATAGTCCCAACAGAATTTTGTGGCATCAGTTATATAGTCTGCAAGAATTGTTTTTTCATGTGCCAGTATATTGTCTGGCTCAATCCCTGCAATTGAGGCTACCCCCCGCTCAATTGTTGCGTAGTCGGTGGATCGCATTACACCACCACATTTGCACTTCGTGATTTAATTTTAACTAGATCACCAAATCTTTTTTCCATCCATTTTAAAAAGGCATCATCCTTCCAGATTCCATTGCCTAATTTACCCTCCCAAAAATGAAATATCTCTGGGCAAACCCGCATCCGTAATCTTCCGAATGGTAGGTTTTTTCGCTCTCCTCCAGACACTCTTTTTTCTGCCTCCATTAAAAGTATCTGTTCTTTCTCAGCATTGCGTAGCTCAGTGCGGTGGATGTCAGCAAAAATATCCCAAACCTCCTTAGTGAGATTTTCTTTGCCAACTTTTATTTCCTCCGCACCGAGCATAACAATACTACTATGACTAACCCAAGAAATTAGGAGAGTGTGTACTTACCGTGATCAAGACCACCAGAGTAAGATTTCAAACTGAAAACAGATTCAATGATTGAACGAGAACCTCCACCCAAGTCTGGCAATTCACGAACTGAAGTTTCTTCTGCAAAGCAAGCCTCAAGTTGTGGCATATTCAGAATGAATAATGTGTTTTGTCCAACACTGGCATCATAAGACACCACTAGAGTCTCTGGCATCATTGCTCGAGGAAACTGAGAGGTTCAAGGTTATTGTCCCAAAATCACTGTCGATGATATCAACGCTAGCACTCAAGCGACCTTCATCAGTGTCACGATTTGACATGACAATATTGTTAGTGCGAGGAGTGAACAGAGTGAAGTTGCTAATTGTCTTCTTCATCGATGTTCCGCAAAGACCGTAAAAAGTCTTATCCGATTCACCAGTTTGCTCATAGATTGACTGGAGAACATCACGCAAATCCTCTTCCTTCGCAGTGGTAGTAGTGGAACTTTTGATTGATCCAGTTGGTGTCAAGAAATCAGTCGGTACTGGCAAAGTGCCTTGTGCCGTGTCTGAAATCCATTTCCCTAAACCACGAGTTTGATAAGGACTTGCAGGATTACCTCCGCTTGCTCCTGCCTCTTGTGCAGTCTCTTGAGAAGAGCACAGAGTACTTTCTATATCCCTTTTGTGTGCGACTAAAGCCAAGGCGATTGAAGAAGCTTTTTCCTTTTTGTAACCGACTCCCGCGACATCCGAAACCATGTTTGCCAAGCGAGAAACTTTTGGCACTCTGCGAGTGTACTGAAGATAAACAGAACATTTCACACGATCATCATATCCTTCAAAATCACTTGAAGTGATGTCTTCACCATCTATGGGAAGTTTATCAGAAATTCCTGCCGTGTAAGTTGCTTGCTGAACAAGGTTTGCCTTGTGTTTATTTAAACCCCATTCAACGAAAGTGTTTTTGGGTGCTGATCCCTTTTTTACTTGGGACATAAAAGGTGTCGCCTTTTTGTCAACCAAAGTTAATAAATCGCTTAATGATTCCCTTTTAAGGGACTGATCTCGTTCTACTATTCCTGCCATAATTTTTTCCTCCTAGAATTTTTTTTAAAGTAACTGTTCAATATAACTTGAAGCATCTTCAACTGACCCAGACATTGCCTTTTTAAACAGTGTTTTACGGTCATCTTTCTTTCCCTTTACCACGCTTGGTTTAGCACGGTTTGGGGTTGATGGAAGTTTAGGAGCATTGGTAGAAGTGACTTTTTGATTGCGTTGCTGAATAGCTTTATAACCCTCAACGGCATATGCCATTGTGACCATGCCAAATGGATCTTTTTTTACATATTCATTTGCTTGAGGGTTGCTCGCTAAAATTTTTCTTAGCTCAACATTTTCTGGACTCGATTGATTACCTAACCACTTAAAAGTATTAAGTGCTTGTTGATTATTTTGTCGTTGGAGTTGTAACCGTTGTTTAGCTAAAGGGATATTTTTTCTTAGATCACGATCAGTTTTTGCCATTAATTTTCTGGCTTGATCGTATTCTACCTCATGCTCATTTCCAGACTGGTCTTCATAGTCTCCCCCGTCTGGGTTCTCTAATAACCATTCGCGTAAATGTTCCGCATCAAGTTCCCTTTGTTGTAGTTCTTCTGCCGATTGAATTTCTTGTAGCTCAGAGTTTTCAACTTTTACTTTCTTTAGCGTTTTGATTTCCTCTTCCAACAAAAGTTTCTCAGCTTCCGCTTGATTCTTTGCTTCGATGAGTTTTCCAATTCGCTTTTTTACTCCAACAGAGTCCTCTGAAACTGGTTCTTCAATCTTGTTATCAATTGGTTCGTCAGTTTCAGTTTCATCCTCCGAATACTCAGCGGATTCCTCTGTCTCTTCTTCCGATTCTTCCTCAACCTCTTCAGTTGATTTGCTTTCAAATAACGATGTGTCGATGTCACTCGCTTCAACAATGTCTGCTAAAGAAATGATATCTGGATTTTCTTCTGCGTTTTTTTCGAGAGGTGCGACCTCTTCTGTTTGATCTGCCATTTTAATTCGTTGACGGTGGAATATTTACTCTTGCATTTCGGCAAGGACGATATCCCACCAATCACACTTTAAATAAATAGGATCAACCGATCCGTTGGAGTTGCGGTCACTTGGGGTCTTTGAACCTATACCAGACTTGGCGATAGCATTGATGTTGGACATCACTCCACTCACTTCCAGTAAAAGCCTCAAGCTTGTCCTCATTAAGAGACTTCTTAATTAGTCGGTAGCCCTTACTCTGAGCTACTCCCATATTCTTCATAAATTCACGAGAAGTAAACCAACCATCTCCCTTTGGATACACACCTTGTAAATCCTTAATGTCTGAAAACCTTTCTGCCCAATTTACCCTTTGTGCCATAAAAACCTCCCATCAAATCTGCGAACTGGAAATATTGCCCAACTCTTATTACTATAATAACCGTAAACCCACCCTGCCTCGTGTGCTAACCGATTGACCTTCGCACGATTCCAGTCCATTGCCGTAGTTGCTAGGCATCCTGCTGACACTCCAGTGCAACCTCCAAATTTTGGAACTGATGCAAATTGCATGGAGTGAATATGCCCATGAACTACTGCACCTCCCTGCTTCCCAAAAGTTTCAGCGTGTCTTTTGGTTGCCGTTACACCGTGATAAAAACCGTGAACGAAATTTATTTTACCCAAACTTAACACACCCTTATCGACATCATATGGGTACATTTTACACTTCAGTGATCGACAGGTTTTTTCAATATCTTTGATACCCATTTTTGCAGTATCACGAATCAAGCCAATGGAATGTTTGTGTGCCGTTTGCCATAGTCTATCGTCATGGTTTCCGAGCAAGAAATGGTGTGGCTTCCATTCTTTCAAAAAATCCATTCCCGCTTGCACATCTGCCTCCATCGATGCGTTCCGTTCTGCGGGATCAGCATTTCTCATTAGTGGTGAAAAATCAAAAAGGTCTCCACCAAATATCCTTACATCTGGATTAAATTCTTTTGTAAATTTTAATAATTCTGCCGTTGCTTCATAATCTTGTTTGTCCCCATGTAAGTCCGAGCAAAATATAAATGATTTCATTATTCATCCTCTAGTTCAATTACTGACAAATTAGCGATTAACTCAAATTTCAAAGTGTCCAAAACTCCGCAGACTTGACGAACCGTAAAGCCTTTTTCAATTTGCTCTTCGCATTTTTGGTTTAAGAGTTCTTGGAACTCGTCCTCCCAGTCTTCCATTATTTCAGATCGAAGTTTTTATATTCTTCAATTTTTGATTTTAAAGTGCTAATGGCATCAACTCGACCAGATGCGTGAGCAAGCTCAGTTGGACTTAGCTTAGAGTCACTAACATCAGAAACCGCACTCAATAAATGTGAATCAATTAGAGTATCAAATGCTTGCCAAATTTTATCAGAACCAAATCCTTTAAAAACTTTTGCGACCTCCTCGTGTCCCATTGGTTGAGGATATTTTACTAACTTAACTTCGCGTTTAAACAGTCTAGTAAGCATTTTGATTTTCCCCCATTACTGGTTTTACTCCTACTCTTCCAATCTGTGCATTCTCCTGCTGAGAAATTCCAAACTGTAAGTATTTCATCCGATTATCTGCCAACTGTTTGACCAGTGGTTTCTCTGCCATTTTTTCCTGCAATTCTTGTGAAGTTTGGAATATTTGTTGTGCCACTTGTGATCGCAGTTCAAAATTCACACCTTCCTTTGGTGGTGGTTCAATTTCGTTCATTATTCTCACCCATGACAATTGCTCGTCCTCAATTTCTTTTTGTGAGGCACTTTGCTTATCCATGACCACTTGTTTCGCAAGCATTGGATCAATTGATTCTGCAATGATTTCAAGTAGCTTGGAACGGTCTAATGCACCAGTCACATCGAACTGGGTAAGCTTAGTTACCGCATCTAATTTTTTCTCCATGAACTCTTGATTAAGCACATCAACTGAGAACCTTAACGAGAGGTCATATCGTCCTGCAATGTCATCCTGCTGAACCGCAATTTCCTCAACTGCACCACCAGTTAATCGTGCTACAAATTCTGGAGGCAGATACTGTTGGCAAAGACTCAAAGCTTGCGATAAAGCCTCTCTCCAAGAGTCCAACCAACGGTTCACCATGTACTGTTGGTAAAGTTGTTTTGCTTCTGGTTTTTCTGGATTTCCGAAATACCTTTCAGCATCCATAACCGTGGCATTTTCTGCCTCAATACTACCCTGTGATGGCACTGGTGGTTGCAACCACTGGATGTCATCTGGGCGGGTAATTGTCATCTGCGAAGCAGGGGCAACTAATAAATTCAATCCCCCTCTTCTCGCATTAACTAGTAGTGGCGGTATGACACTAATCTGACTTGCATCTAGTCTTAAATCTCGCTGAGTTTTTGTTTCATATTGATTTGTTTGAACTAACTCTGGGATGCCCCGCGAATCAAAAATTGATCGAGATAATCTTTCGCGAGAAAATAAAACAAATGGCATTTGGTTGTGACCATATTCTAACATCTGGTGCTTTCCATATTTGTCCTGCACATGAGAAGAAAAAGCAGTACACCAAATTGCGGGGACATTTGTATCTTCGTCATAGTGCCTTTGATATGCGTAGAAAATTTCATACAGACCATCAAAGTCACCTTCAACTCCCTTACCTAGAACATTAACTCCCACTTGTATTGGATTCCTAAAATCGTATTCCGCAACTCCAGAAACACCCTCCGCTTTTTCTAGTACTGACTCAACGAAATCCTCATTGAAATCCTCAGTAATAATTTTCTCACGAAGTTCAGTTTCACTCAACCACTCTCTTCGCATAATAACACGAGCACGATCAAGTTCTGTGCAATTCGCATCAACAAAAATATCATCGTATAGCTTATGTGCTACAAATCTTGGGCGATTTTCATGTTGAGTTGGAGATGGTAATTTTGTTTCTCCAGTTTCTCGAAATTCTTTTAATCCCTTTTTTAAAACTTTTTCTTTTACTCCAGTAAACACTTGGCTCAATAAAGCAATGCCCTGTTCTTCCATGTCTGGGTCTTGCAAAACTTGGATTATTTCCTGCACCGCAGTTTCATCTCCACCCATTTCCTGCACCATCATTATGACATCTTGAACAGAAAATCTTTTCATTCGCATGACAACTTCCTGTTGCCAATAAACTCCCAAAATTCCAATTGCGGGTGAACCAGAAAAAACTTCCTGTGCTAAAAGTTCAACCTCCCTGCGGAGTTCTGGTAGCATTCTTTGTTCTAAAAAATAAGACAGTGCATCTCGCCAATACGAAGCTTTTTTGTTATCACTAGTCTCCACTCCAGTAACATTCATATTGGATCGAAAAAAGGCTTCCGTAACCATATGAATATGCTCATTGATCAGACGGTCTGCTAATCTAATTTGAGTATCGGAGGCATTCTCCCAAGGTGTAGGACGATGCCCTAAATGCTCTTCGTGCTTCCTGCCATCATCACTTTGACCGTCCCATCGACAATACCGCACATCATCAAAGTCATCTCTCCTGCGGGAATTTCTACCCGCATCTTCCAGAATATCGGTAAGCTCAGATTGCAATAAATCTAAATCTGGCTCATTCGACATACGATTTTTATCTTTATCGTATGTATTCACGATGTGACAACCTGCCCTTCCAGAATCTTTTCTATATCCTTACGAACAAAAAATGCTCTAGCACCTTTGCGTAAATAGCGAGGTATTAAAACCCCCTCCTTGACCCATGCAGTCATTTCGTGATCGGCTAAACCCAACCACTCCATGACCTCTCCTCGCCTCAATAAGGCTTTCTTTGATGTATCTCCTGCCATTCCCCTACGCGAGTAGGAGAAGAGAAGATGGTCAAATTATTTCTGCGATTTAGCCTTGACAACCATCATGTCAATGGTTCTGCCTACCCCTTCTGGTTGGGATAATAACCAGTGCTTGGTCTCTTGTGCAATCGTTGTGGTGAGTTGAGTTCTTTTTAGTGATGGTATCATTTTTGGTCTACCAGATTGATTGGGTCGTTTTCCACCCCACCTACCCTCATCCTTTAAATTATCTTTTTCGCTCATTGGAAATAATCTTGGTTTTAATTATTGGATTAGGCAAGCTACAAATCACTTTTGTATTAGAATTTATGTATATTAATTTTCCTTCCATTGCGTGATCGACTAGTGCATCTTCGGTTTGCTCGCCAGATGCCGATATGGGCAACCCTAGTATGTCCAGAAATCTACAAGCGACCTCTTCTATTAAATCATTTTTATTCATCGTTTAAACGACTCCTTGAGTAAGTCTGATTCTACTTTAAGTCGAATTATTAATTCAATTAAAGAATTAACTTCTGGTTTAACTTCTGGCTTGAGCTTTGCGTTAATTTCTTTTTCCGCTTGTCTGCGGTACTCGTTATAATTTTCTTCGTCCCTAGGACTGTGTTTTGTCTCTATCATAATAATTCTGAGCGAACACACCAGAGGAGAAAAACTACCTCTGATGCGAACGCAATTGCTAGGATTGTGTCTGGGTTCATATTAATTGATGGTTAGTTCTGTTGATCCGCATGACCAACATTGAAAATGTTCGTGATCGATTTCCTCGATAACTTTACGAGAGGCACGAACCTTAAATCCGCACTCACATTCGATTTTAATTTGACGAGTGGTTTGCTTTTTATGACCACTGGAAATGTCGATTTTCTTGTGAGGATAGTCACCGTATCGTTTTACATACTTTGCAAGTAAATCGTAGAGTGGAGTACCCTCTACTGCCGTACACTGTGTAGGTTTGCCCTCAAGTCCGACTGCACGAGCAATATCAGTAAAGGCTTTACCATGACCACTCTCACAATTGTCAATCGCATGACACAATTCGTGAACCAATATGCCAAGCACTTCGATTGAATTATCAACTGTTGGACTAACGAAAACCTCGTTTACTCCTGCGGTTGAGCATGAGCGAGAGTAGCACTCACCAAGTCTGCGTTTGCGTTGAGTAAATGCACCCTTACTTGGAAGCGAGGATGAAACTCTAACATCCGCAGGAACGGTTTGACCGTTTTTCGTGAATAATGATTTGGACAACCTTTCTGTTGCCTTGCGTAAATATGTTTCTCTGTCGTTCATAATTAAGACAATAATATTAATTATTATATAATGCAAGAAGTTCTTGTGTCATAAAGTTGCAATGTCTTTCATGCCTCTAATTTTCGATAGGTATTTGATTTGTATCACCAAATCTCCGCTAAGAATATTAATTGCCTCCAATTGTTTTAGGGTATCACCCTTTCCAGATTGGCATTTGTTTGCCAATTTCTGGATGGTCTTTTTGGCTTTAAATATTCGTTCTCTGGTCTCGGAAAATTCTTCATCACCTTTCCATTCCCAGAGTGCCTTTGCGTTTTCTTTATTCATCATCAGTCAAAGTTTCCCTTAGTTCGTCCCAGTTAATTTCTTTTAAATCTATAAGGTCATTGAAGAACTTGTGTGCAGTAGTAAATTCAGATGGACGATCACCTAGACTCATTTGTGCATCCTCTAATTCTTCTTTTATCCAATCAAGGTCATCTGGTTTTGGTTCGTACCAAGCAACGATTAACCAAGTGGCACGGTTTGTCCAACCATTGTATTTTGTATTTTCACTCATATTCATTACCAATAATGGGAAATAAAGTCGGCAAGGTTAGCTACATAAAAACCACCACCCATTTCACCAGTAACTGGGTTTGGCTCATTGTCTTCAAGTTGAATAAAAATGCTCAGTTCATAATCTTCTCTACCACTCTCTCGTACTATGTGAGAAACAAAAGGTAGTGCCTCTATATTTTTCCATGACCGTGGTTTTTTTCCATATATATTTTCACTCATATTTAATTCCTAGACTTTAGAGATGTATTGACATTTAAGAATATTTTCTTGAATGCCCAAAAGAGTATTAAATCTTTTTTACGAGGTGTCTTACACCGTGATTTGGTTTGTTGTTGGTAACTCATTTTAGTTCCACTTTGCCTTTCCTTGCAGGATGATGGCATTGCCAAGAATCCTCTGATTCGCAACTATTGTTGCCATTCCGTTAATATCGAGACCTTTTAGCAAAAATTCCTCATCGACCAACATCTGATCACCATCAGAAAGATCAATTAGCTCAATTGATCCACCGATCATTTTTTGAGCTTGCTCTAGACTAGGTTTTTTTTCTGCAAATACCCAAACACTGGGTTCTTCTACTACTTTATTCATAATTATTGTTCCTGTATTTTTTCAATTACTGTCTCTGCTAAATTTTTAATACTGATTATTTGCCTTTGCAGTTCCCCTTGAGAAGTTCTGCTATCCTTCCTAGCAGACTCACCTCTTACAAAATGATTTCTTGCGTGAAAACTTTCGTGAGGAAAGTGATCCACTACTGCATCAAGTTTTTCATAAAATGTGTGCCACTGAGTTAAAAGAGATTCTTTAGAATTTCCAGTAAGGTTAACGGTAGGTGTGATTGTATCTGGGTTAATGCTCATAATTTTTAGTTGATGTAGTCTGCAATGCAATCTGCGAGAGTGTCGTGGTAAGATGATGTGCGGTTCTTGATCATGTTTAATACAATAAATTTATTTATTTGAAATAGCAAGTGGTAGTTGTGTCATAAACTTATTTTCTCCATTATTTTCTCAAACGATAAACCATCGTTTTCATGCGGTTGGATTTTAGACTCCCACTTGGAAAGAAATTTTTCTAACTGTCTCTTGTCTTTAACAAAGTCTTTATAGTCTCCGTCACTTGGGTCAGTCACTGACACTGAATCATTCGCCCAATAGAGGTGATACTTTGCCTCATCAATGAGGTATTTATCACCATAATGCTTGTCTGCATTTTCCTCCGATATGCGATCCACATTATTAAACTGATGTTCCAGTTCTGAAACTTTGTAGGCATCTTTTATTATTTCTCTCATAATTATTTTTCGATTAATTTAAAAGTCTCTCTAAGTTCTACTATCTGATCTTTAATTTCTTGAATAGTTAGTGGTGATTGTATTCCACTTTGCTTTATTACAGATAATGCAATTCCAAGTATGATAACTGAATTTTCTGCAACCTCTTTGCGTGTTAATTTTTTGCTTTCGACTGTTTGCTTAAATGTTAATGTGTCCATGATTAGTTTCTCCTATCTGTTAAATGTTCCGACCCATCTAGCTTTTGCTTGTTTGGCGATAATCATTGCCAGTGATGTACGAGATGGAAAACCTTCATCCATTAAGACATCTCGTGCAGTCCACATTACTTCATTAATTGGAGATTTTGAGGTTAGGTTAAACTCAAAGTGCTTCAGCACAAGCTCAACGACATTATCGATTTCAGATTGATTTAAGAATTTGTTGCTCATAATTAAGACAATAATATTTATTAGTATTTAATGCAAGTCCTAAATGAAAATTCTGTATTTGAGTCAAGGAATCGCTAAGGGGATACCCCTTAACCGTACCTTAAAAACCTAGTGTTTATGCGGTTCTTAGCCGAATATTATCGGATAATATTTTCTTGTGTCATAAATTATTAAAACCGACATATGTTTATAAAATGCGATTTTATCGACATATTTTTTAGTGAGGTTCACTAAATCCGAAATGTACAACTTCTTGTACAACTAATATCCACCTCCAGAGTGTAAAACTCCCGCATCTTTGTCTAAATAAGTGGGTGCGGATAGGCAAAAATAGCGTAAAACATCAATATAATCTTTACACGCACCGTGTTTAGAGTCCTGCCCAGTCCATGTAGATAAGGCAAATCGAGTGTTCTTGCAGTCTTCATGCACAAACAGTCTTGGGGTGTTTAAACTGTCAATGGGTTGCTCTTCATTATAATCTAAAAGGTCATTAATTAATGTGACTCCCTCTTCGATTCTCACACCCACACTTGGCTCAAAAAACATCTCCATATCTGCCATCTGGTCAATTAGAGTAGTCACCCCACTTTTTGTGGGTGTAGGAGATGATCCAAACCGACTATCCATGATTCTGCAAAAAATTTCTTCGTCCCCTTCTTGATTTTTTATTTCTTGGTAGTACCTCGCCAAAGACCATCCAAAAGGTTGTTGGGCTAATCCCTTGTCACCATCAATCTTTTTACCTGCTACCGCCCATTCTCCTACCATTCCGATGCCCTCAATAGGGTGCACTTGACTCGGAAATTCACGATAAACATAACATTTATTATCTGGTGCAACCCTCACCCAGATCATAACCCAGTTTTTACCATGAGATGGGTCAACAATCATATAATTTGTACCCTTTTCAGGAATCTGATCCTGATTTACTAGGTGGTCACTTCCAAAACGCGGAAATTGCCCACCAGACACGCGAGTAGGTAATCCATACGCACGAGTTAAAATTTTTGTCTTTGGATCGTGCTGAAGAGTTCGTTTTAATGCATCGTAATCATTATATTTATTCCATTCGGAATGAAAAAATACAATTCGTGCATTATCTTTTAACGGTTGCATAATTACTGGAACTTTTTCGTTGGGCAACAACTCTGGATCAGCAGGAATACTTTTAATTGTCCTTGCCCCTTGCAAAAATTCACGAACCGTTGGTGTATAACCAGTCACTGGAGTGAATGAAATTAATAATCCACGATTTGGGTAAGAACCATCCATCCATTCTGGGTGCTTCTCGTTTACCACTGGACGGTTTGATCTTGTGGTCAACCGAAAACGCAAACTAGCAATGAAATCATGGGGACAAAGTTCATCTGCCCAGACCAAATCCCACTCAGACCCCTCTAAAATGCCACTTTCCAGACTTTGTGAGTAGTTACTGAAGAAAATTCGGCTACCATTCGGAGCAACGCAACAAGATCTCAGTAAAACCACCCTTCTTGGAAAATGTAAGATTAGTAACTTTACCTTTTTTTGCCATCTTCCACTCACTCGGAAGATATTTCCAAATATATTGTTGTTGTTGCTCAACACTGGTACTCGCAGTGGTATGCATACAAAGCACATTTGCCTCTGGAATGTCATTAATGACCTTTACTACTTTTTTACTGCAAAATTCGCTTTTACCAGACCTATTCCCTCCCATAATTAACATTTCATCAACTTTAGCAAACTCTTCATCTGCCATCTGCCAATGAGGTGGTTCTATGCCATGATGAAAAGGATCAGTTTTTTCTGCATGAATTAATTCCTCTCTCTGGAGCAAAAGTTCCATTGTTTTTTCTGCTCCCACTTCTTTTGCGAAATCCGCATCTGGAAGTTTGAAATAAGGGTGTGGTGTAGGGTGAAAACTCATTTACTCGTGATATTTGAATCCATCTGCGATGCATTCTAATCTCGTAGATAAGGTATCCATGAAAGTGTTGAAAAAATCCTTACGGAATGCCTCCATTTCTTCAGCTATTGGAGTCATGTAGTTCTGTTGATCATTTTCACTAATGATTTCATTTGCCTCATCTCCAGATATAACTAATACCTCACCATTCAAAAGGTGAACCTTGCATCCACCATCACTCGCACCTTCATTCTTATTGCAATCAAGATAGGCAATCGCCAGTGGATTAATTACAAAATTCGATTCTAATAAGTCTATTAAGTTCATTTCTTTTTTGGTTTGGTTTTTGGTTTAGGTTTTGCCTTGCTCATTTCCTTAATGACTTTCGCAAATATATTTTGCGGGCTACCCAATCTGGCTTCCATTTTTTTCTGCTCATTTACTTGCTCCCATTGTTCGACAATTCGATCTGCTTCCTTGCTCATATTACCATTTTCCTCTCCATCTTGGGCATCGTCCAAGCATAACCCACACCCTACCACCAGTGGCGGGTGCTCGTGCCGTGACTTTCATCCCAGTTAAAAAATTCTTGTTACTTCTGACCCTCACATAAATTTCACCACAAATTAATAAATTCGGATTGAGTGGAATCTTAGTCACCACCATTTCTTGCGGTTCGTTTTCGTCCAGTGGTTCACTGATCTCAGAAACACTGATTTCACGCTTTAATTTTTCCCGCACCTCCTCCTCACCTTCCTCGTGATAAACAATCTTGTTTCCTACCTTTACGGTGGAACTAGTCGCAATCGTACCGTCCATTCTCCATGCCCTTAAAACATTTCGATCAATACCCAATTCCTCTGCTAATTCAATTTCACTCTTCATTTTCAATTTCATGTTCATGGGGTGGACTGACAACATCTTCATTGTCCCACATCCACCCTAAAGTTAAAAAATAATCTAATTCTTGCTCACCCATCTCTTTGCATTCCTTTTTAAAATATCAATTTTTACCAAATACGCTTTTTTGGACTTTCTGTCCCCATTGCCCACAAATTTGACCTGTTGAATACCATGATACAAAATACAATCCTTTATCCGCTCTGGTTTGATGATTAAATACCCATCTGGTAAATCAAACACCCAATAATCTGCTCTCGTTGAAATTAACCCACTTGGCTTGTCATACATTTTTACCTCAATGACAATATTGCCAGTTTCAGCAGATTTGTAGTCCCTCTTCACCTCATATGCCGTTTTTGTTTCAGCAATAATAAAATCATAATACTTAAAGTTTCCTTCCACGCACAAAGGATGTTGTCCCTTCTTACGGCACATATCCATCAGTTCATGCTCGGATATTTTACCTAATTCTAAGTCTTTTAAGAAATTCTCAGTCTCTCGCTGAACAAAACTACTTGTGTCTATTGTCATTATCTCCCTCCACTAATTTTTTAAAATGCTCCCTTGCTTTCTCTTCACTCTTTGGCATATAAAACCAAATTTTTGATCCACCCTCACTCCTACTCGGTAAGCATTCCCTCGGAGGATAAACTGCACCATTAGGAAACTTAGACTCTGGTAATTTCTTTATTTTGGCTACCATCCACCCAAATAAATCCCCACGCTGATTGTTACGGTAAATCACAAAGTCCTTAACCCTCTCAAGCTGAACAAACGACATACCCCAACGGTCAAATTCTGTATCGAGCGGTTTCATCGTTTTGTAACATGAACGGTTTCCTTGTCCATTATTGATTTCTTCTCGGTTAACCTCTCAAGGATGCCCTCCAAGTGTTCAATGTAGGATTGCTTTAACTGCTCCTTTAGTTCTGGTTGCTTGCACATCTTGATTGCCTTCACAAAATCTGCTCCTGCTTTCTTTTCGTTTTCTGTCATAATTTAAAATTAAAAATTTCTTGTAGCACTATCGGTTGGCGAAAGCACAAGGAGAGACCCCCCCACCCCCCCCACCCTTCAAAATAGAGGGTTTTGGGTGCGTTAGAGGACTATTAATCCTCGGTACACCCGCATAAACACTGGGCTTCAGCCTGTCACTCCCACATAATGCTACATAATGCACACATATAATAGGAGTGTTAATGGGTTCGTGCGGGTTGGAGTGAAACGATGGATGCCGTGCAACCGATCTTTTATGCTTTAAAGGAGCAACAACCATCCTATTTACCCTCTTTAACCCAATATATGGTAGATTAGACACATTTACCCCCTAACAACGGTAGGAACGGTGCTTGTTCTCGACTTCCATTCATTCCATCCCATCGTAACTGGTTTTCGCCTTGGAATGTCAGTCCTTACTGCAACTCCATTCTCAAAGTGACTCACTTGGGTATTATTCCAGAACCGCTCACTGGCACGAATGACCTCGTAGTAGAATTTGGTACTCATGTAATCATCTCCATTGTTCGATGTCCGCTCTTGTGGAACTAGTCCCTTATCCTTTTTGTTCATCAATGATCTCAGCCTCCTTTACTCGTTTCGGTAATATCTCAACCAACTGGTTAAACTGCTCTGGGTTCAAACCTCGCTTAGTGACCTCTATCCTTTGAGTTGGTTCACCTTGAATGTCTCGGATAGTGTTCATCAGTATTTGCAGTGATTGGCTTGCTTTAGCGATTGGCATATCATCAGCATTCCGAATGATTTGATTCACCATTTTCATGGAAGCCAATTTAGCCTTTGAGAGGAAATCTGCCTTAAATTGCTCATTGGGAAGTTCATCCAGTATCTTCCTTGCTTCTTCATCCGTTTTGGTAATGGATAGTGAATTATTAGTATCCATGTATGCTTGAACTAGGTCAGCACAAGCGTGTTCTAGGCTTGCCAGTCCCATTTGTTGAATCTTCTTATCTCGTGTCTTTGGTCTTCCCGCCATTACCAACCCTGTCGTTTAATTCGATCTAACTCGATGCGTTGAGTCTCATCCTCTGACTCCTCTGGTTCTTCCTCTGGGAGGTCACCAATGAGATCATATTCCACTTCATCTTCATCTGGATTCATGTGACTAAATACCCCACAATTAGTAGCGTAATGATGCACACTATGATAAATCCCCAGTCTGTATAATCTTCCCAGTTCATCCTAACCTCCAGTTATGTCCTAAATTGACTCTTTTCATCTTTACTAGTGGGTGGGCTTTCCCAAATGCACCCTTAGTTGGTTTTACCTTTTGGGTAGCTAGATTCCCTTGATATCTCCTCCGTTGATAATTAAATAAACTCATACTTTGAATACCTCCTGCTTTTCAGTGTTATTAAAAATGAAAACTTCACTAGTTTCCCTTAGCCTCTCCAAGAGTGCGTGACCTCTTCTCTTGTCCAGAAATAGACTAATTGCTTCCTTCGATTTCACTTGAGTAGTGATGAGATTTGGAAGCTTCCTTGCCATCCTTTGTTCAATGACCTCAAATAAGCCCTTCTGCGTTGTTTCTGTTAGCTTTTCAGCAAAGAGGTCATCTATCGCGAGAACTGGCACTGTAGTGACCTCCTTAAACCATTGGCGGTATTGTGTGCCTCTCTTCGCATCCACCAGTTCCGTGTGAAAGTCTCCTGCAAAGAATGCCTTGAATAAAATGCGTTGCTTGTGGAGTTGTTGAAGTAGCAAGCAAAGTGATCTTGTCTTGCCCTGCCGTGAATCCCCAAGCAAATACAACCCTTTCTTGCGGTTTAAATCCCATGTGAGGATATTTGCTAAGTTATCCTTCCCTGCCTTGGGTAAACGGTTTAATTCAGTCTCGCGGTAAAACACTGGGATTAATTCATCAATAGGAGGCTGATACCCAACGGTAGTTAACTCGGTAGATTCACGCTCGTGGTATTCATTGCAACAAGTGTCGCACACTGCTACCTCATGGTTGCCCCCAAAGAGTGGTTGATTAATAAGTTCCTCTGACCATCCAGAGTCTTCACCGCATTCACGGCATGGAATAATTGTTGTTGTTGTCATCATAGTTTAAAAATCGTCTTCAGTGAAATTACCGTTGGTTACGGTCACTGGTTTCGCTTCAAGTGTTTTTTTTCCGAAATACCACCCAACATACCCAGATGATATCGCCCTGTTTAAACGGTCAATGATTCCATCTAATCCCTCGACTGCATAAATTGTCTCGAAATCGCGGAACGCTTGTTTTAGCTGAGAATCCTTAATTGTCTTTCTCTTGGATTTGCAATAATTGCACCAGTCATCCCATGCCTCGCTCAAGGTTGGGTCACTTATTATTAATTTATATTTATTATTATTTAATATATATAATATATAAGGTGCACCTAGAGGACTCTCTATAGTACTACTGGTAGTACTACTGTTAGTACTATGGGTAGTACTACTCTCATTTTTCAGAACCTCTGCTTTGACCTCAATCTTGGGGATCATAGTACTATGGGTAGTACTACTTTTTTCAGCTATAGTACTACTGGTAGTACTACTTTCTTGAGGCACTATTGTTGGAGTAGTACTACCAGTAGTACTATGGGTAGTACTACCCAACAATAAGTCAGTCCTCCTTTTGTGCTCAATAATGCAGTGTTTTACTGCTTCATTAATGCTCAAACCGTAGTTCTTGCAGAGACTTTTTAAGTACTCTTCGAGGGTACTGGGAAGCCTCAAGACAGTCTTGTAGTCAGAATGGGACATCGTCCTCCTCTTCCTCACCGTACACCTCATTATCAATTGCATCTTGTACGGTTTCAGATGCATCAGTGCCATTATCTCTTACCTCAATGTTTTCTGCGGTTACTGGTTCACACCACTTAATAATTTTCTTGTACCCTCCTTTATCAGTACCCTCGACTGCCTTAAATGACTTCCCAACTAAAGCTTGGAATGACTCAAGATTGAGAGTCCAATCTGCCTCATCCATTTTCTTAAAAGCGATTTCCTCAAAGTCTGGTGCAGTTGCACCAAAAGCATTAAATATCACCTCGGTTTTCCAGTGTGCCTTCTTAGTAAAAAACACGCTTTCATATATGACATCATCACCATCTCCAACTAATAATGAAATCCAACGGTTGCCATTTTTAGTAACCTTTAAATTACCATCTTTATCTTCGAGGTAGATATCGATTAAGTTATATTCCTTTTCCATATTTATTTGTTTTTTTGTATTGTGTGTGAGAAATTCACTCCCATCATTTTTGCGTAATTTTTCCCTGCCTTTTCAGCTTCAGCTTCAGTTCTTGCTTCAACTTCTAGGAGTTTTGAGATAACCTTCTTAAATGGTTTCTGAATTTGGCGGTATCCAATGATTTCCCATTTCTTTAAACCGTGCTCCGTGTTTGATTTGCGTGACATTACAAATTCCTTTCTTGCATATCGCCAAAGACCGCACCCGCGATTTTCCAGAACTTTTCAACCATTCCCTTTGGATCACCATCGGCAAAGTCTAATGTAACTTCAAAGTCACCCGCATGATGGTAACCAATAGCACTAGGGTTGGAGTAGAGGGGACTAAGTCCCGCCTTATCTACGATTGCGGAAATGTGGTTCTGCCTAGCATCCTCAATCTTAGCATCGATTTTATCTTGATCCTTAAGGTTTCCTACCTTCACATTTTCTGGCTTGAAAGCGGGTGCTTGTGCCTCAATCAATTCAATTGATTTTGGCTCAGTCTCAATGTCAAATCGAGTACACCTTTCGGATTTCACGAGTCCATAAGTTTTCGCTTGAAAATGATAAATATCTGAGACCAATTGAACATCGTGCGTAAGGTACTCAATTTGATCCTGTCGGTTCATCTGGTAAAAGAATTTACCGTTTCCAGATTTACCCTCTAGTCCATATGCCTTCGCTAAGTTGTCTAGAGAAATCATTTCGCCAAATTTACCCATCCCATCAATTATCATGGTGTCACTGTAAACATCTGGGTAAAACTTGCCTTTACCTCTACCCAAGGGTGTAAGGTAATTAGGCACTTCAATGCCATTGTATGAACTCCATTTTATTAAATAGGGAATGTCAAAACCGATGATGTTATGTCCGACTAATCTACCCATTTTCTGCCCTCCATTGTTCAGCTTGGTTCGTAAGGGTGGATGATTTTGTTTTCAAAAACTTTTCGTTCCTATCATTTTTGGCATCTTGTGGTATGTAGGAAATACCATTTGCCCAATCCTCAATCTTTAGCTCAACCAATTTATCTTGGCATCTTTCTACTAACGATTTTGTTGGTATAGGTTTAGCCTTTGGTTTTGGTGTAGGTTTACTTAAAACACCATCTGTATCCTCCTCACTGACGAGGGCAAACACTGTAGCTAAAGCATATCTTTTTGCGTAAGTAATAGAGCAACCGTGTGCTTGGTTTGAGTTCATGCCTCGTGCCTCTTCGACAGGCATCGTGAAGTAACTCGGTTGTGTCCTTTGCCCACTCTTGTGGATAATAAAAGTCTCCACTGAAATGTGATTGTCAATATCGACATAACTTAGATTTTGCTCAAACCAGAGACCGTGCTTTGGTAGGACATTTCTCAAGATCGTAACGATCTGATCCAATCCTGCGTATCGGTAATTATGTCCCTTCGTGTCTTTGACTGGGTTCGTGAGTTCCGCTTGTGCCAAAATAATAGCAGGATAGATTTCCGAATAAGAAATCGTGTGATCGTGAATAATAGTTTTTTCATCCATTTTAATTTTGATTTAGTAGTTGTAGTAGATCGTCCAATCTGAGCGTAATCAGATTTTCAGAGTTGTTCTTTCGGTGGATTACGCAGGGTGGTTTCTCACCCTTTGAATCCGAAATTGCTTGTGTCATTGCTTGGTAAAGATTGAGCTTTTCTACCCTCTTTGCCTCGATGTGAAATGGGAATGTAGAGACCACATCTGGGTCACCATTTGCACCGCAGTACTGTTGTCCCCTGCGACTGGGAAATCCGTTTTCATTTAGGATGTGCGAAATCTCCCGCTCATACCTTGCCCCCTTTGCTCTACTATTTGTCATTGTTTTCGATCCTTTCTGCTAGGTCTGCGTACAAGTCACCTATGTAGTCAGTGAATTCCTCAACAGTACCCTTCCACTTGCCTCCAGTTTTAATTGTCAGTTCCCCCTCGGAATCAATGCTTAATGAAAGATTGTCAACCGACAGAGTAGAAGTAGTTAACGGTATAGCCACAGGTATACCCTGCTTTTCTTTGATATAGATCAATTAGTTACCCAATACTTTCCACTACACCCTCAGATCGTTCTTGTGAGCAGTAAGGTCACTATAGTACCTCTCGCACACTGCGACTGAGTTTCGGAGCGTTTTACTTGCGTGATATATACCCGCAGTGGTAGCCAACCTTGCTCCAAGGATTTTACGCAAACGGTGACAAGCCTTATTGTCAGTGATGCCTAAATCCTGCTTTAAGAATTTGACGAACCTCTTGTGCAATCTAAGTCCACCTTGATTACATTCTCATCATAGGAGGCAGATGAGAAGTGTTCGTACAGTTTAAGGGAAATACCAACCTTCTCCACATGGTCAGTATTTTTTAATTTACTACGCTTGGTAGCAAAAGGGAGCAACAGAAAGTGTTGCCTATTGAAAGTGGTAAAATCTCCACCTTTGACTTGGTAAATTTCCGATGCCCTTAATCCTGCACCAAAAGCCAAAAGGTAGATGTCGTAAAACACTGGATGTGCCTCACGATTTGCCTCAAAGAAAGATATTATTCTTTCAACCTCATTGTCATCAGTCGTAAAAGGTTGGGACACCGTGGACTCTGCTATATAACTAATAAAATTCGCAAAGTGTCCAGTGTCCCAACCTTCCCTTTTGAACAACAACAAATTTCTTTTTGAGAAAAGTGATCGGATCTGCCTAATTTTGTGTGGCAGTCCGTATTTCTTAGCCCACTGTTCTGGCAAAGTCCTGCCAGTGTGATCAGTGTCTAGGAATGATTCAGTAGATTCATCTAGTGACCTACCGTCTCTTTTAAAGAGGTCTTTTAAGTGACTTGCTGACTTTTTGCGAGTAGCTAATGCACCACCGCACTCGTCATTTCCAATAACCCAGTCTAGAAATTCACGCACGGTAATTGTACCATCAGCTTTTCTGATGGTGCGAGTTACAATGTCATGGATATCGGATTCTGTTAATTCTTCAAATGGGCAATTTAAAGCAACACGGTAAGACTGATTCTTGTAATAAAATTTGAGAGATAACTTAGAATTTCGACATTCAATAGAGATGTCGATGGGTAAATTCAAGCCAATCGAATAAGAGTCAATTTTGATCGAATGGCAACCAAAACCATCTCCACTTTCCCCGCGAGGGGAATGGAGGCGCGGGTGAGAATCGAACTCACGAATAGGAGATTTGCAGTCCCTCGGTACGCACTATTGGTTCAGTTGGCATCAGTAATTAAAGTTAATAGAGGTTAATTCGTATAGGTCAAGAATTATTTTAATTGGTAGTGTATTTCGTTATGTTTCTTGTGAACCAATATTCCGTTTTCAGTCAATCGATAGTTTGACCAACATTCCTTTTCAAGTCGGTTACTTTTCTCTAATGAGTAGTTGTTACAAACATCGTATAAAACTTTTCCTTCAGCTATAAGTTTAATAATTTTTTCTTTCATGTTATTGGTCTCCTTAGCTGAGTTTAATATTATTAAGTAGGATTTCTATTGGTGAAAAAGTTTTAAGGATATTGGTGAAACGAATGTCCTTGGTCTGAGCTTTGGCAATTCTGCGGTATCTGCAAAAGGTGACCCTATCCTCTTCACTCAATGAGTCATACCACTCTTCATCAATATCTCCATCGACAAGAAAAGAATTATGGGAGTCCACATATTTTGTATTCTCATCTGCCCAACCTTCATTCCCCCAATCTATTTCAGCGGAGAAACAAATTCTACCACCATCTACATAAATGTGCGTTGCTACTGAATCGAGAGTTGCGAGATGTTTTTTAGTAATGTTCATGTGGTTGGTCTCCTTAGTTGGTTAAATTTTTGTAGAATATTTCTCGCACAATGCTTTTCGCCCTTGCAATTACATTTTCATTAAAAGTAACACTAGCATCTAAAGTGTCACCATTGTGATTTAAGACTTGGTAGAATGTACCATTAATACGATCACTAATAGTGATAGTTTTGCGTTTGCGATTAATTTTAAAAGTCAATGCGTTGTTCATGATTAAGACACTAATTTAATTTATTGCTTAATACAAGAACTAAATGAAGAAATCTCGTGTCATAAACTTTACTGACTGTTTAAACAATCAGCATGAAACGCTAGAAGTCGCTTAGATACTACTAGTTGTAAGTGTCAACAGGTGCTTCTTGCGGTGCGTCAGTAGGTGCTGAACCAGTGGTTGTACCTCCCGCATCTGGAACATTGTCTGGTGCAGTAGGTTGTGGGTTATTTAGTACTGGTGCAACTGGAGGGTCTGGTTGTGCATATTTACTTTTAACGGCTAAAGCTCCAGTGTTTCCATGATAATTCCAACTATTTGTATCGCTCATTTTGATTTAAATTTTCTTTATTAACAGAACTTTGTTCTGGTTTTACATTAGGTAAAGTTTTAGCAACATTCATTGCAATAATTGAGTCACTCTTAGAACCAAAAACGCTAAGTTTCTCGTTATATTTATCGCCAAAAAGTTCTTTTAATTCCTTGGCACGGTCTTGGTATTTTTCAAATGAACTCTTTTTCATTTTATAATAGTACCAGTTTTGCTTGGTTTATTAAAGTAAGAATTCTTTTTTATTCCATAACTCTTTCTCGACTTAGGTGAATTTAGTTCCATTTTCTTTTGGTCACCTAATAAAGCTTCAGCTTGCTTGTTCCATGCCTTCTCTTGGAAATATAGTGACCCACTCTCAAATCCTTTGTCCTGTGGACGAAATGCCCACAATAAATTCTTTTTCTGAGTTTGAGTAATTTTTGCTTTAGGGTCTGATGCTCGTTTGAACAGTTTTTTATTTAACTCCTTACCCTTTCTTTTGACAGGCTTATATTTGCCCGCAAACATCACATTTATTTCTTCCTTTAAACGCTTGTTACCATCTTTATCCAACATTCCTTCGATGGTCATTAAATCCACACCCTCCTTGACCGTTGCTTTCGCATCATCTCTTTGCTTGGATGAAATATAATCACCCTTTGATGCTCTGTACGCTTGATCAATAATTCGTTGCTCACGGTCTAAGACTTCTGGCAATCCATCAAATTTCCTGCCTTGTGCAGATTTAACTTTGTGCTTTAAGAGTGTAAATATATCTCGCCCAAAGCTTGTCCTTGCAGTGTCCTTTGAGAACTGAACTGCATTTTCTGGGTCTGGTCTGGAATATTTATCCGCAATCATAACATCGAAATTAATTTCAGTGACTCCATGACTGTCCATGATCTTCTCGATTGCCGATATATTATTTTTTACCTCACTGTTTAAACGGTCTGGTTTGTAGTACAAGTCCGCAATAAACATACCCTGTTTTGAGTCCGTAAATCCAGTGAGAAAAGTGTCACCATCAGAGTCCTGCAACTTTGATAAATCTGTAAAGAAGTCTGCTTTCTGTTTCTGAGTAAAACCTTGAGTGTTAAACACCACTGCTTCATTTAAAGTCGCACCACTATTAATTTCTTTTAGCGTAGGTTTTCTAAAAACATTACCATCGGCTTGATCCAGTGCTCTACTAATTTCCACCATTACGGTTGCCGTGTCCTTGGGGTCACCTCTAAGTGCGATTGTGATGTTGGGAGAGGTAACAGTCACACCGTCCTCTGTGTACCCGCCATGACCTACCTTGACTTCCTCAATAAGAATTGGAACTTGTCGATTATCTGCAATTGATTGAATTTCGTCCCCCAGATTTTTCGCCACTGACATGGTTAAATCATTAACCCCCATTTTCGCCTCTTGAGCTTGCACTGCTTGTGCCTCCTTGCTCTTACCGTATGTAGTAACCTCAAACGGCAGATTCTGGGTGAAGGTTTTTGAATAAGTGTCATTGATTGCCCCCAAAATTGCCTGTGCTGATTTTGGTAATTTTTTCTCAACCCAAGAACCGTTCTTCCTTAATTCATTTACAGAATCATTTAGGTCTTTAAAACGGTCACCAAATAGCACTAAATTTTGGTTCGATGGCAATGGGTTATCTAGTTTCGTCAATGCCCATAAAATCTCTTGAGCGTTTCTTGCGAGCAATTTATCTTTCCCAAAAAACTCAGCGTACCCTCGTGCATTTAGCGTATCTGCTAGTAACCCATCGACTGTCTGGTGTGCATCATACAGTGCTCCCCCACCCTTTGGTGTAAGACCGTCTTCATCGGCTACTCTATAAAATGAAAACTCTGGATATTTTCCTTGTGCATCTTTTTCAAACCCTTGTATTGAACGGTCTGCCCAAGTGTCTTCATTCCAGTATTTAAATCCATCGATTTGCAATGCGTTTGCTTGTTGGTGATTTAATTCACTAGCATCCTTAATTCCTATTTCTCGCATTGCCCTTGCCCATTGAGAACTTGGACTGGGATTCATGTCTTTCCGTACACGGTGCTTCTCTACACTCCAGTGGAACGCATTTTTCTTTTGAAGGTTTGTGCGGTTCTTTTCAAAAACAAATGCAGGGTGTGCGTACCCTTTTCCTGCCATATCCCACATATCCACCGTAGCTAAACCATCTAGTGTTTTGTCCAGAAAAACTGTCTGCTCTGGTGACAGGATTTCATTTGGTTTTATGACACCCAAGGTAATCCCTGCTTTGCTTAATAAAGCATCGACATCGGCTTGCGTACCTTCCTGCTTTGCGATGGTAACAAGCTCGCTAAGACCGTTTAGATAAAAGTTTCTTACCTTGTCGCTTGCACCGATTGCTTTCTCATCCATGACCTCAAAGTGCTTACCGTTATCCCAATCGATTGCAGTTCGAGAGGATGCGATTTGTTGGTCAGTAGGATTAATCTTATGCCCACTGGGGGCACCGTGTGGTGACATCAAAGACCGTGCTGACTTGGTCATGTTTGCTGACACTGCTGACCTTGGTGACCCTAGTGCTAGAAACCTTAACTGTAAGTCTGCAACATCAAACAAGGTGCGGTTGGGGACTCTGGCAATGTCTGCCATTTGAAGTGCAGTCCTGCCCATGTCTGAATAAAAACTTGCAGTCCTCTTTGCGAAGTCTGGATATTTTTGCATGGTATACTCGATCTTATTCACCAGTTGGTGGAGCAGTTTTGTAACTGCTTTGTAAGATGGGAACATACCTTTCTTGTTTTTATTTACTATGCCCATCCGTGCCGACAGTGCCACTGAACCCTGCTGAGTATTGTCCGTGTAATCCTCCATTGTCAGTTTGGACTCTACCGCATTCTTGTCACCCTCCAGTGCCTTAATTTTTGGCTCAACACTCTCATGCAATGTTGCCCATTTAATTAAGTCATCCCATTCTTTTCCTAATAACTCACTTGGATTTTTATCGTGATTATTTGCCAATAATTTTTTTTGCTCTGGGTTGAGTTCATCCAGTGCGATTTTATTTATCCGCACATCTTTCTCAAATGATTTAATGTGACCATCTGCTTGGTCTGGCATATAATATTGCTCACCTTGCTTGCGTTGTTTAAACACTGCATCCTTTGCAAAAACTGCTCGTCCTACTTGAACGACTTGGCTTGAACTTTCAAGTGCTTGTCGATGATTATTTCTGTCATAAAAATATGAGTGGCGGGTTGGATCAAATCCGACTTGAGTCCAGTTGCCTTGCTCATTTTTTAATGCAGTTTCTGCTAGTGCTATTGCATCTTGTTTACTTGTGGGATTCCAATCTCCCATGATCTGAGCAAATGGACTTTTTTGTTTACCTAGTGCTACCCCTAGAGCATCACCAAGACTCTCCTCAAATATCACATTATCAATTACCGCAACTGATTCATGTGCGATTGGTTGTTTCTTTGTATTATGAATTGTGGGAATCCATACACCTTTGGAAGTGTAAGCAGGAATATCTAATCTCAGACCAACCCTTGTGCCTTTTTTAATATGTTTACCCTTACCAAGTCTTCCTTTCTTACGGTCTCCCGCAAGTGCATCAAGCATCTTACTTCTGGTAGCAGGAACAATATCTTTCTCAGTTAATTGATCTACTGGACGAAGATTATCTACACCTTGTGCATATTCTTCTGGAGTTATTTGACCTTCATTTATGCCCCTCGCTTTCAACCTAAGTTGCGGACTCCGATCATCCTTAACTACTTTTTCTGGGCGAGGTGGTCTTACTATCTCATCACCCTTTGGCATATAATTTAACTTCCTACCCTCTGGCACAAAAGCGGGTTCATATGATATAACTGTTGGTTTACCAACCGACCCAACCTCAATGTCGTGAAACATAAAACCAACATTATCATTAGGAGCATACATACCCAAGAATCCTTGGTTTTTTACAAAAGTCTCAAAAGCAGTTTGCCTACCCTTGCCAACAGTATTTCCTACCTCACCGTTACCCGCTTCATTGATTCCAGAATCTTTTACGAAATCTTCAAAATCACGAAGGAATTGATTTACATTATAATGCGGAGTTCCAGTCCATAAATTTTTTCCATCTATTCTCGTGTGATGCGGAAACTCTGTATTTAAACCTTGCTCTGCCTTGTAGTTGCTATCGCCAAAATAAATTCTATCCGAATAAAGTTCACCGTAACTATTTTTGCGTAAACCCTCTGCACCTTTAATCCCACTACCGTGGAATTCAGTCTTTAAGACTCTTCGTCTGGTGGGAGAGTTTGGGTAGTGGATGAAGTCAATGAACCCATCTCCTCCTTCTCCAACTCTACCCTTCTCGCCTCGGACAGATAGGGATGATCCGTCATATTCATACCCATCCTTGAGACGATTTCCATTGCCTCTTCGTGGGTCAAGTTGTTGATAATTTCCTCGTAATTCGGTATCATAATCTATCGCTTTTAATGTTTCTGTTATGCTAAGTATACCATTTTTCTCTGCTAATTCAATTTCTTTTAAAATTCCTGCCTTACGAACCTTATCCATATTTATGGACTTATCACTATTAAATATATTTTGCTTATTTAAAAATGCTTCCATCTTCATGTTGCCCTCAGTAGGACGGTACATGGGATATGGTTTAATTTTTGCAGTAGAAACACCAGAGTTCACATCATCCAGTGGCATATAATTAACCTTTTCTACGGTTGCCTGTTTTCCCACTCCAGAGGAAGGCATATAGTTGTCGCGAATGTGTTTGTAATCAAAAACAAAACCATCAGTCTTTGCTACAGATGCCCCAACTAATGCACCAAGGTCATAACTAACATAAGACTTTTTAAGACCATTATTTGGGTCTTTCATAAAAGCTTTGTGAGTAGGATTCTGGATACTGTCAGCATTCACATCCTTACCAAATGCCATAGTAAACAACTCATTCTCTCCCCTGCCTTGCGGATTTATTCTTCCCTCAGTGCCAGTTTTAGTAAATGTTTTTTTGGAATGTGCTGAAAAGTCTGACATGAATTGATCAATGTCACCCTTTATTAGTCCTGCCTTTGCTAGTACATCAATATTGTGGAGCACGACATCTTTATTAAATCCTACAACTTTTAAATTTGGGAAAACTTTTTTGCCTGTCTTTCTATTTCTCCTTGGATTTTTTGGAGACTGTTCAAAACCGTACAGTGCAACATTCCTTTGGTAGAATGGATTGTATCCATTAGCACCTGCCTTCCCTCCTGTTCTGTAACCAAAGGTAGTGTCTAATCTACCGTCCACAATCTGCTGAAAATAATTTAACACTTGCCTTGCCATCGCAGGATTAGGTGCAGAATTAGCATACATATCGATGGTGGTAGGGTGTAAGTTCTGCCCTACATTTGCTTGTCCTATTCCCGCAAATTTCCCATCGAGGTCACTTCCGTATAAAGCTTCCTGTGCTTTCAACTCATCAAACATCTTCTGGTCTTTGACTGTAAATGTTCCAACTTGAGTCATGTCCAATGACATACCGCCAAATAATTCTGTGAAACGGTCACCATCAGTCTGCCCCTTTCGAGGTTTAATTTTTGCCCCTATCTCTACCTCTTGTCCACGGTTCTCAACCATGTCTTTCCGTTCCTGTAAGAAATTCTTATAAAGGTTCGTAAGTGATTTGTTTTTCTGTGTGGCTTTCAGTATAGCATTACTAGGAGCATCTGCTCCAGTCTTCTTATTGACTATTCCAAAGTTGGCTAAAGTATTTCTTACTGCACCAAATAAATATGAACGAAATTGAGGTGTAAATTGTGCAAATGCATTTGGATTATCTTGGAACATAAACGCAAAATGTTCAGCACCAATTTCCTCCGCTAGGAGTGATGCATCCTGCATAATTCTTTTCGCTTGTTTTGGGTCAGTGCTTTTTATTCGGTTGGCATATTCTTGAGCAAATGCCACTGCATCATCGTTTAATTTTATTGGGGACTGTGAATTAATTTTCGCACCATTCTCATCAAAGAAATAAAATGGTGTGCCGTTAGGGTCTTCAAATGGTTCTAGTAATACCCTGCGAGTCACTGGGTCAGCACCAAGCATTTGAACAATATGGTCATGCCCTAATTCATGTGCGATTGTGTGTGTTGCCTCCTCGACACCAAGCTTTAATTTATCTCTATTGAGCACCATTGATCTGGTGTCTGGAGAATAAATTGCGGGAGGTAAATCTTTCAATGGAACTTTGATTCCACTCCTCTGCTCCAAGTATCGTTGGGTAACACTCCCATCTACAATATTCATTCTAACTCCTGCGGTCTCTGAAACTTGATCAAGGGTAGTAAGGAGCACTGCGGAGGCAGGACTCACTTTCATTAAGCTATTAATATCCTTTGTGACTTGAGCATTATTTTTTTGTTTTAAATAATTCCTAATCCCTTCTTGTGATCTTTTGGATAATGAACCATCTGGGTTTAATGCATTTAGGTCTTTCCCTCCACCCCGCTTTCCTCCAATACCACCTATAGGGGAACCCAACAATGCACCGACTCCAAATGCCGACCCTGCTTGCTCATCCGTTACCGCCCCTGTCGCATATTGTAGTGCAGTTTGCAGTGCTCCCGCACCCACTCCTGCTGACAATGCATCAAATGCAATATCATAAAATTTTGTTCCAATCATGCCAGACATTCCACCCGCTAACCATCGCATCCCAGAACTAACTTTTGGGTCTTTAGCTAACCGTGCTAGGAATCGTTCGTGTCCACTGGGTTGTGCAAAAACCCTAGCAATTTCTGCTCCCTCTCTTCCAACTTTCGTGCGATTTTTCCAGTTAACTCCAGTGCGGTAAATCCAATTGTTGCAGTGCCAACAGTTCCCGCTATGCCCGCTTGCCCTACTGCGAACGCAGACATTCCCTGCATCCCTCGGTATGCCATCCCAGAACTGTTTGGGAAAACTTTTTTAGTTAGTGCAAGCGGAGCACCCCCCACCGCACTTAATACATCTCCTCCCTTTTCCAGAGTACGCATTCCGTATTCTGTCACTTTTCCTGCACCCTTTAATCCCTGCCTCAATCCAGTGTTTAAACTCTTTGACATTACTCCTGCACCACCACCAATAAACAGTGTTGGATCGAGGAAGTCGGCTAAAGCTTTTATGTCCCCTTGGTGCTTCCCTCCCAGTGCTTGCTTGGCAAATTCTGGTCTAACCTTAAAGAAATAATTAGCATTATCTTTTACCCTCTTGTAGTAATTCTCAAACAATTCATCATCAGATAAATCTTGGAACTCTTCACCGATATTACTGGCGATTGATTTTGCCATTCGGTAGACATCGCGAGTCCCCAATTCAAATGCTTTTCCTGCAACACTAACGGCATCTGGGTCACCATTAAACAGACCTTTCCACAACGACTCATCGTCCAGTGCCTCGCCCCAAGTTTCCCTAAAATAATCTACTGCATCTGGGACTCCACCAATAAAATCAAGTGCTCGCTCACCCAGTCCTTTTTTCTTTTTCCGTTCCCATTCAACTCGTGCCTCTGCCCTTGTTGGAATGGCACTATTACTGTTAAATTCTTCTGGTATATTTACAGAGTCTTTGTGCTCTGTTTGCAAATAGGGAACTGCTGATACTGGTATATTCATCGTTTCTTTCCAAAAGGAGATGAGCCGATTCCAGTATAAACTCCTTTTTCAAACCTCGGTTTAGTTTTTTCCCTTCTTGCCATTTTCTGTTCAAACTTTTCTTTCATTTGAATAACAATTGCTTTTTCTTCAGCAGTGGATGCACTTGCTTCAAGTTCTCTTATTGTTTCCTCAGTTGCTTGATCGTCCACTTCACTTGCTTCCATTGCAGTCATTATGAAATTAGCACTCGCACCTCCTATCCCACCAGATGCAACAGTTGCCACTCCAGTAATTAAATATTTTTTTAATATTCCAGTGAGTCCAACCTTCCCTGCAAACTTGAGGACTTTAGTTTTCATTTTTGCCTCAAATTTCTTTTTAATTTTTTTTCTTAAAGCCTCTTTCTGCTTAGGTGTAAATTGCTTATTCAATTCACGATCTGGCATCCCCAGTGATTTTCCTGCTTTGCGTAAATCACTTGTAGTTCCTTTTTCAATTTGCGTAACTTGTTTTTTATAATTGTATTTATCCACAGGATTCATTTGATCCTTAAATTGTCCTTCAAATGCTTTGTACCTCATCTTGTTTTGAAGTTTGTGGGTTGTTACCCCTCCACCTAATCCAGAAGCAGTTGCAGTCGCACCGATGCCTTCTGAGTCATCTGAGGGTGGAGGTGATGTTGCCATTGCTCCAGTATTATTGCCTTGCGATCCCAGTGGTAGATTGCCTCCACCCCTTACCATCATATCCCCTGCTGACTGGACTTCATTCTTTTCCCACTTTTTAGAAAGTTTTATTCTTTCCCAGATTTGATCTTCATCTAAACTTGGGTTTACTTTTGCAAACTCATCGTAGGTATATTGCTCACCTTTTTCCTTAATCATTCGGTTGATAGCATGAAGCGTGTCCGTGTCTGCCACTTGCATATTCCCAAGGAAATCAACATTGTCTGTTTTTATTTGTTCAGTTGTGGGTGTATCATTTCCCATGTGATCAAACGGCAGGAATTGACTAAATCCAGAATGCTTATACACAGACTGCATATTTAATTGGGGGTATGAGTTTAGGGTTTCCTTTAACCCCGCCTTGATCGCATTTGTTCTCTTTCTAAGGTTGTGCTGATAGATTGCTTCACCCGCCTGTCCAATCATATCTATATCTTCTGCTGAAAGGGACGATGCAACTTCAGACTCACCTTCTGCTTGAAACAGTTTACCGTAAATTCTGTTCCAATTAGTATTCCAATCTGTTGCCCCACTGATAGCATTAACATCACCGTCAGTCATGTTACCACCACCATTACCAATTTTTGCCATTGCCCGCTGAAGCATATTGGCAGACACATTGCTCTTCACAAACCTCTCGCCAGTCTCTGCATTTATGCCAATTGCATTTCTCCAACTGGCAGACAACTCTCCAAAATTACCAACTTGCTCGAAAGATTTTTTGGTGGTGGGGTCTAGGAATATTTTTGACTCTGCCGTTTCTTGAATTTCTTTTGGGGCAACATATTTATCTTGGGCAATTTCTCTGTATCTCTTGTGATCCTCTCCACTCGCACCACTCGCACCCGCAAATTCATCAACCATACTGAGAACCGCATTTTTGTCTGTGTAGTCAATGTCAGTTTTTTTCTGCAAGTACTCACCAAAATTCATGGGACTAAATCCCTTGATTCGATGAGTCTTTGCAACCTCAGAAAAAGTAGCACCATACTCACTCATCTTCTCAAACCCATCCATGTTCATTGTAGGTTTACCCTCAGTGTTTAAACGGTAATAGTGATTTAGGATTTCGTCTTTTGACTGGCTTTCTTAAGTGCCTTATTTTGTACACTGAGTTGATTCTGTAAGGACTCTTGGTTTAGCCTACTGGTCTCCATTTTCTCTTCAAACAGTTGACCCTGTTGATCAAGTAAAACTTGCTGGGTGTGCCTGTCCTCAAACTCTTTAATGCCCCCTGCGGAATCTATTAGCCTTTTACCTTCCTGCCTTCTAAACTTTTCATCTTCCCCCATCCTCTGGAGATCAGCAGGACTACCACCTTCCGCTAGGTATTTCTTTTTAAACCCATCGGTTTGCATATAGTCATCAATCTTTCTTTCCTTACCCATCTTTTTAAAGTAAGCACTACCGACTTTACCTATCGCATCTCCTACTTGTTGGTATGCTTCCCCCCATGCTCTTCCTGCATCTGCGATCATTGAGAAATCCTGCCTCTGTTGGTTTATCTGTTGAAAATATGGATTTGCCATGACTATTTACCTCCTTTGATTTTTGAATCCATCCACTTTTTTATGATAGATTTTAATCTTGGCTTATTAGCTATAAACTCAGCAAACCTTTCTCCGAACTTGAGGTAAAGTTTCCTAAACCATGATGGTGCATCTGTGAATAAATATTCTCTAAATAATAACCATTGTGGATTTGTTTCCCCATAGATTTCTCGTGCTACCCAACATCCAATCGCAGAACCTACTCCCTGTGCTAAACCACTTATTATCCCTGCCGATGCTTGTTGCTCTGAAGCATACATATTTGCCATAAAATTATTTGCTCCTGCTGTTTGGTCTGCCATAAACTGAGCACCTTGCGCCATATTGTACAATTGGGGTGCTGAACTTAATCCTACTGCACTATTCCCATAAACTCCTTGACCTGAACCCACTCCTGCACCTGAGCCTCTACCAGTAACAGCGAGTAGTCCGTCTGCCGAAGTCGCTTGCTCTAGTCCAACTCTTGACTGAGAAAACCCTCTTTCCATTCCCAAAGCTTGTTGGTAATTTTGTTGATTCCATTGTTGCAAAGCAATGTCTCGATCGTAGTCTTTGTTTAATCCTTGAAAAGTTAAAGCTTGTAGTTGCTGTATTGCTTGAGCATTTCCTGCTTGAGCCTGTTGCTCTAAGGTCAGCAACTCCATTTGTGTCCGTTGGTTTGTCAAGTTGGCTTGAAATTCACGGTTTCTAAAATTAGTAAGGTTCTGCTGATTAGCTAAGTCTGCCTGCAAATTAGCGTTCATCAAATTTATATCAGCACCTTGGTTTGCAGACGAGGCTTGAAGGTTCATATCCTGAATGCCCATTTGCGTTTGCTGATTCGCCAGATCAGATTGTAATTTATTATTCTGGACAGACAAATCTCGATTTAAATTTGTGGTGGATTCTTGCAAGTCAAGATTCCGTTGTGTAATATCACTTTGCTGATTTGCCAAATTAGCTTGAAGTTGTCTTTCTCGGTTTCCTACCGCAACACCTTGGTTTGCTAACTGGGACTGTAGGTCAGTATTCATTCTTGCAAGGTCACCTTGTTGGTTTGCAATACTGGCTTGAAGTTGTCGTTCTCGATTTGAAATATCTGATTGCTGGTTTACTACTTGAGCTTGTAGTCCTTGACCTCGACCTGACAAGTCTGCCTGTTGGTTTGCGATACTAGATTGCAGTGACCTATCTCGATTTGAAAGATCAACTTGTTGATTTGCTAGATCAGCTTGTAGTCCTTGACTACGACCCGCCAAATCTGCCTGTTGGTTTGCCATGCTTGCTTGCAACGACCTTGCTTGCTGATCTCCAAGCAATGCGTTACTTTGCGAAGTCAGTGAATCTGCTCTTTGATCATATGCCATCCCTCGTTGCATATTTGCCAAATCGACTTGTTGCCCTCGCCCTGCTTCGTCCTGTCTGAAAGCACCTTCCTGCCCAAGAGCACCTTGTGCAAATGCACGGTTCTCATTTAACCTCTGTCTTCTTGCACCCGCAGAATTTTGAACCTCGCTCATAATCGCACTCATGTCTCGTGACCTACCTCGTGCGGTTGAGGCAGACCGTGCATCCTGCTGAATATTTCTAAGTTCACGAGCAGACAAATCACCACCATCATTGAGTGCTTGTAGTCCGCTTGCAGAGAGAGCACTCCTAAGCCCACCCATGTCACCTAATGCATTGCTTGATATGTCACCTTGAGTGTTTGATGCGTTGAAATTCGTGCCTTCTAAATTACCCTGTGAGGCATCTCTAATTCCACCAGTTAGACTCACATCCCTAATTGCACTAGTGCCTTGTGAGGCATCTCTAATTCCACCACTTAACCCTACACTCCTAATTGCACTACTACCCTGCGAGGCTCTCTCCACTGAACCTCGATCATCCACTGTTGGAATAATGTTTTTACCATCAACTACATCACGAATTGAGCCAGTGCCTTGTGAGGCTTTCCCAATAGTGCCAGTAGGGTTAACTGAATCAATTGCAAGAGGGTCAAAAGTTGCGGACTCAATCAATCCCTTCGTGTTGACATTTCCATCCGTTGCCAGTCCTCCTGCACTCAAAGCACTAACTCCACGATTCTGAGTTAAGTCACCAGATTGGCTCATAGAAGGTTGACCACCAGTTAAGGTAGTTGCTCCTTGCCGTTGCTCCCAATTCGTCAACATGGCATCTTGCTGAACTTCCTCACCTTGCTGAAGCTTATCTGCTAGTCCCCTAGTGCCTTGTTTTAAATTATTTTCATTAGAATATTTATAAAAATTTTCAGGTTGCTCGGCTTTAAATTGAGCCATTTCCTGATTGTATTTCTCTAAGGCTTTTTCTTTTGTAGTCCAACCAAACCCATCATCGATGTCCTGCAATGTCTGATCGTACCTTTCCTGAATTGAATCAAAATTTGCTCTGTTGTTTGCCTCAAGCTTTTTTTCACCATCTGACATTCCACTAGGGTTTCCAAGGTCAGAAGGATCGGTGTATTGCTGTTGCTCCTGAGCTTGGTTTCCTCCGCTTGAATATGGGGATTTTATTTGTGGAGCAGTAAATTGATTAGCTAAGTTGAATAAAGATTTTCCTCCAGTCTCTACTCCATCCGTTATTGCTGACTCGTATTGCTGTAAATCTTTGACCTTATCTAATGCACCCTGAATGTCACCACTACCTCGGTAGGCTGTAGTTAAATCTTTTCCATACTGATCAGCAAGACTGACCTCAGTCTTAATTTGTTGGGTTTTCGCGTGTTCAAGGATGTCTTGCTCAAACTTTGCTGTCCCTAGAAATTCTCCGTCTTTAGAGTATCCTGCTTTTCTTGTTTCAACCTGTCCGTCTTCACCTATGAAACTTTTTTCTCCTGTGCCTCCAAGTATACCTAAAACACCTCCACTTTTATGAAGTGTTCCCGCTTTGTCTTTTCCAACATATTCTTTGTAAGTATCTGCGGATGGATCACCTTGTATAAGAACATTATCTTTACTATAAAATGGTTTATCATCTCCGATTCCTACTTCAATATTGTAAAAATCATCGATGGGCTTTTGACCAAGTTGATTTTGAGAAATGTATTCTGCTAATCTACCCCTTGGAGAGAAGGCAGGAACTCTTTTGTCACCTAAATTACGATCAAAGCTTTCCCCCCATTCCCCATGTCTGCCTACATCAAAAGGGCTTCCATCCTTATAACCTCCTGTCGCATCACTAGCTCCGTTTTTTACTATCTGATATGCTCTATCACCTAAAGTTTTTGCAACAGCAATCGCGACTTCATCTTCTGTCGCAAATTGTTGAAAATTTTGAGGATTGAAACTGACTCCCTTTAATTCTACATACCCATCTGCATCAACTTCTGAACTTTTCCCATGCAATGTTTGTTCAGCTATTTGCATATCAAGGTCAGCATACGCCTTCCTTCCGGTAATTGGATCAGCCTCAGCCTTATATAAAGATGGTGCTAAATTGACTTGGGCAATGAGTGCCTTCCTCATTGTTTCTTCGTATTGTAATTGTTCAGGTGTAATCATTTTTAAATCCTCTAATTCTTATTTAGTTTTATCCCCTTAATTCCTTAACTTCCTTTAAAATGTTCATGTTGCTATTTGCACATCGTTGATCCTCGATCCGATGGTATGAAAAGTTGTGTCTAGATACAGGTCATTTCCGTTGGAAAAAGTCGGATGGGTGTAGAAGGTCTTATAGTCTTGATCTGGTGTGTCGCAATAATTCATAAGAGTGCAGGAATGATTTTTGTGTTCTTTGAGACCCCATCCAGTTTTGTATTTTCGTTTATTGCTAGATCAACTTGTGGTTTTATATACTGAAGTAATTCGCCAGTGTCTTGGGTCATAGGTTTATCTCCTGCATCAGCATGGAGGACACTTGTTCCATCACTGCGGAAAATCCTAGCACCACTGATTACTAGTGGATTACTTCCAGTGTTTTGTAATTTGATGTCAGCATTACTTACATTAATTCTATAGTTCATCGCATTTATTGCGGTAATTGCACCAAACCAGTTTTCGATTCCAGTCGATGTTGTGGACTGGTAAACTGCAAATGCATATAACTCTCTGGAGTCAGCTACTCCGTCACCGTCACTAATATCTATCTGGACATTTGGATAGTCGGCAGTGAGTGTAGTTACTGAACTACCATCGATACCATTGTCATTGTAAACGGTGTCTTCTTGCTGATCGGCAATGAACGAAATCCCTGCACTAGTTGCCACACCAAATGCCTCGTAGGGAAGAAATGCGGATGACCCTGCTTGGCAGGTTAAACGGATTCTAATATTGTCTCCTGCCTCAATCTGGGAGGTTGTGTAAGTTCCATTGGTTGATGTCGCAGAGATTACTTGGTTAATTACTTCTTGGGACTTAGTTACATTGTAAATTTGGAGAGTACTTCCTGCCTCAATATTGGACACTGCATATTCTAGAACAATGTTTGTGCCGTTAGCATCTGTGTACCTTCCTTGGACATTCGATCCAGTTAAGGTAATAACTCCAGTGGTTGTTAAATTTCCTACGAATGTGGATGCTTTGATCGTGATCGTTGTGCCATCACGCACAAATGCCGAAGAAGCATTTGAATCGATAAGCAAATCATAAGAACCTGCATCAATAGTGTTTCCATCCCTTGACACTAATGGTGATGCTTCACCTGCATAATTACCAACGAGGTAAGATTTTGCTATGTCGTAAAATTTCTGTGGAGTGTCTATTGACGTATACGCATCTACAACTGACCTTGTTGTTTCGGATACTACCAAATCGGGTGTCATTTTAACCGTGCTATGCAAAGTATCGAGTCCAACCAAGTCCTCCGAGAATCCTGTTATTGTCTGATTGTATGCAATAATAGAAAATGGAATTTCTGAATTTGAATTAGTGCGAGAATCAGTTGTGATGGTCTTATTAATGTAATTGATTACCTCGACCAATATTTCTTCTTGTAAATTACCTGTTTGGCTAGTCGCTGTGTAAACCTTGTCATCTGTATCGTCTTGACCTATTGATCCAATCGCTCTGTTACCACTATCCAAATCTTTCGCATAGTACGAATAGGTTAATCCATTACCATCTAAATCCTCGACTGCTAAACTTATAGGTCTGACGCATTTGAGATACATGAAATTATTTCTGCCAGCATCGAGTTCGACCCTTAATCTGTCAGAAAATCCTTTGATGGTAATTGTCTCTCCACTTGATTGAGTTCTAGTAACATTAATTATGTCAAAACCATGCAAGTTTGGACTCGTGTCAAAGTTCTCAAAAGTCAATGGTGGAAATGGCGAATTATAACTTTGGAATCCACCTTTTTTAAATTTAAAAATTCCGACATTCCATCCGCTTTTTGTAAAAATCCTAGACTCCAAAGTTTCACCATCGAAAGTTAAATCGTAAATGTTTATTTTCGCATCGCTCGTAGAATTAGAGGACTCGATTCTGAACTGAGATGTGTTTGTGTTGGATGATCCCTGTTTTGCAAGGTTATAAAAGACCCCACTATTGACTGTGACTGTTGCCCCATTTGCAGTTCGCAAAGTTGCAGTAGTACGAATTATTCCACCATTCCATAAAAATGTAGAACTACCTCCAAACGAAATGCCAAAGGTAACTATACATTTGCCCTGTCAGATTCTCATTTGGTAAATCAATTCCTACGCCGACCGAGTATTTGTCTTTTCCCATTTGCTGTAGTTTTGACACCTAGATTCAATGTGCCTGTTACTGTGAGTGGATGCCCACTACCTGCATTGATCGCTTGCTTCATCATTTGCAAAGGTCTCATAGGCAGGATCAATGCTAAGTGTTCCTTGAACCTCTAGGAAATGAGTGAAGCAATTGTATAAGTAGTGTGGTTTCCACGAACTGTAGTAGTCACTCCTGTCACTCCATTCAACCCACTAAGATCAGTGTCAGTCCCTGTTTGCGTAATCTTGTTACTTACTTCTGTGAAACTCATGCGTAATCCTTTGTAATTGATGCGAGATTACCATCTCCATCATAAGTAAATGTTTTTGTAAGTTCAGTTACGCTTGATCCATCTTTGACCACAATTTTAGTAAGCAAACCATTCGTATATGTGAATGATTTTGTTTGCACTAAATTTGATTTAGAAGATGTAGACCATGTATTAATTTCCGAAACTATTCCATTAGTATGGGTGGTCTCTGAATAACTATCTACCCCACCACCAGACTCTAGGGTAGATACCCTAGAACCTAGTGATTTAAATTCAGTACCT